CGGCAATAACAGTGCCTTCATTAGGATATTTGTTTATTGAAGGCTGACCAGGTCCAGATTCTTGACGAACCTCGATTGGTCTGAAGAGAGATCGACTTCTAACTTCTGGCAACTGCATGCCAATTTTTCTTCCTAGCTCACTCAACATACGGAATGTTATTGGTGTAGCTCGTGGGATCTTGAATGTCGGTTGATCGATGCAAAAGAAGAGTTTGATAGTAACTTCTTGTGATGCTGAACTAGACACTTTTAGGGGCGACAAAACGGTAAGATATAATTGACCGAGCGTGTCGTCTTCTTCAAGACTCAGATAGGTTTTGACGTGTCGAAACGGAATATAAAATTCCGTTGTGCCTCCTACAGAAGGATCAAATTTTGCTGAACCAGACAATATAGCGTCTGATAGAGTCCACTTGCGTGGATAGGCTGGTACGTTATTGGGCACCATTGATGGGGCAAAACTCAAAAGAGCTCTACCTTGATGCCATTTTGATCCAACCATTACAGCTTTGATACGAACACCTGCACATCTAAAGTCTTTAAAGACAGTAAAAGCAGTTCCTGCAAATCCAGATTTTATTAGATCTTTCAGAACATTTGCTTGATACAAGTCTGTACCAACCAAATCACTAACAGCCCACTTGACATCAGTGACAGGATGCCATTTTTGTAGCATCTTTTCAAGATTCCAAGCTTGGTCATTGAGCGTTGTTTGTGCTCGCGGAGCGGCATAGGAAGTAGTTTTAACCATTACGTTGTCAATCTGGCCTTTATCCGTTAAAATAGTACCTTCTTGATTGTCGACCGATCTCTTTTCATCTACGGGATCTTTCATTTGAGTTTCTTCCTTGATCATAGTGACTAGCGGAGCCTCTTGGGTTTCCACTGTAGCGCCTGTTGTAGCGGCACCACCCTCGTGATCGATGAATCCGAAATTTCCGACAGACTGTTCTGTGATATCTTGACCAGTTTCCTCGAAAACTCCAGACTCGGGCTTAACCTCGATAACGGTGTATCCTTCTTCAAGTTCTGTCTTGACGACGTCTTGAATCGAAGCAAGCAAGGAATCCAAGTTGATCTTGCGTTTTGGCAACCCAGTCGACATAAAGATGTTTTGCATGTCGAGTGCACCTGCATTAGTGTTGAGAGATTTCCGTTTGTCAAGCCTCCCTGCCACATAACTCAGCATATTGTTCAATGTGGTCACGATAGTAGTCTTTGATATACTTTCTTTCGCGGCCATGTCTAAAAATTGCTGGGCTTTCGGTGAGCAGACAGGTTTCATGAGATCGGTGTACATCTCCTTAAACTCTGCTTGCGTTGAATTCTGAAAGTACTCAAGTGTTGTTGAATATGGTACTTCAGATTGCTGATGATTGGCGACCATGTGGTCAACCAGACGGTTCTGCGATATTAATAGGGCGTCGCAAAATTCGCACGGGTAAGTATTCTTTCCTTCTTGTCTTACTTCAATCATGTTTGTATCTTCCTCTGTGGCACTTGTACTATCTAATCGACTTGAGTCTATCGTAGAAGTTACACTAGAGAAACACTCAACTTCCTGTTGGGTAGGCGATGGCAGTAGTTCCGGTTCATGTGGCATGATGTTCATCTCTTCAGAAAAGTTATATGCTTCAAACTGTGCACCAGGGAAACAACCGTAATTCAGATATTGATGCAATAATGTGTTATAATCGACCAACTTTAATGTTGGGACTTCACGAAGAAAAGCATTACGAATAAACGTAAAGTTTGGCTCTCCATGATAAAACATTGCTCTCAAAGTCGAATTAGCATTCATCTCTGTGGCTTCATGTTCAGTTGTATACTTACTTTTCCTTATCCAATTTGAAATCTCTATTGCTGCTTCCTGATCCATTAAAGGACAATAGAACCCTTTTAACAGACCTGTAGTATTCTTTAAGAAGCTTATGCTTTCCAGTGGCTCTACAGAAGCCGCTGCACCAGT